TCGGAGTGCCACATGCTGATGGTCCAGTCACCGTGATGCGTTCTGTAAGGGATCATTATTCCGTCGCCCAGTTCGCCACATTACGGCCAAGAATCTGACACCGTTTACAACAATAGACATGGTTTTGTGATACGCAAATGTACGTCTTTTCGCACACTCGGCATCCTCTCAAATCACCCCTACCACCCCGTTGTTTACGACGGATAATGCGACGGGCACGCTGACCTAAACCCCCCCAAAGCCCGTCGTCCTCACCGGTCGCAAGCGCAAACTCGGCACAGACGACTTGGACCGGGCAGGCACAACAGACTTTGATAGCCCCAACAGTCGGTCGATGATTCGGGTAGAACAAGGCGGGGTCCATGCCTCGGCACGCAGCGGACTCGAACCACACTGGCCTACTGACAGCAGTCTTCACGGCCCGTCGCCGTTCATCTCCGGCACAGCACCACCCTCTTTCGCTTCGGCCGGCTGTAACTCCATCGCGATGCTCAGAATCGCGTGAGCCAACGACGCCAGCCCCATCCGGTCAGTGACAACCGCTGTGTCGATCTGTCGTTGGACCGCAGCGTCAAAATCCTGGTTCATCTCCGACACGAAGATCACAACTTCCGTATTGTCCGGGTCGTCTGAGCGCAACACCAGGCACCGGTCGGTGTTCCGGTCGCACGGCAGGAAGAATACTTCTCGGGGCAAACTCGTCAAACTGATCATCTCCAAGCCATCCTCTGATCGCGGCACCCCACACACCGTACCCCTCCCTCTCACCAGCTTCACCGCAGGGTTCGACCACCGGGCAGCGGGCGCAGAACGACAAGGCAAGATTTGCGTAGCGTTCCTCGAAGAAGAACTCAGCCCGCTCACCGCGGCAGGCCGCGTCGAGTTTCCACAACTGTTCATCGAGAAAGCCGCCTGTCATTCTGGCTGATCCGCAGTAGTTGACGTTGAGCGTCGGACAGCACCGGTTCGGTAGCTGCCTGCGTTTCCCGCCTCGAAATGTCTAATGCTGTCGCCCACGCTCGCCTGCTCGACCACTTCCAACATCGTTCCAACGCCCCGAGTATTGTCTCATGGTCGAAGCCTGCTTCGATACCTTCTCGGATTCGTTTCACAATCGTTTCCTGCCGCGTGTTGACGAGCAACGGTCGGCAGTCAGGGATTGTTCGCCACGCCTGGAACACCCGTTCAGCCTGAGCAGCGGGAGCTAAGGAGTCGTAGCCGTCGAACAGGACCGGTTCATTCCCCATTGTTGCGTCCCAGCATTCCGAACAGATTTCAGCCAGGGCAGCGAGTGTGAGAGTTTCCTTGTGTTGGTGGTCGCGGACGGCTCGTTCCAAGTTGTGGATTTCGGCTAGTAGTTGCCGCCTGCTCTTGAACCAGCGGACAAACCGTTTCACGGGATCATCTCCACGAACTGTTCCAACGACATGACCACATACGACCGGCCCACATGGTCGTTGCGCCGGTTCACCACCACCACACCGAACGGAACCCGGGCGTTTTCGGCTTCCTGTTCAGCCTCACGCACGAACGCCCCGAGTTTCTTCGACCAATCTTTGACGTTCTTGCATTCGATGGCGAAATCCGGCACGCCGATGATGTCACCGCGGTCATAAGCACCATGCTGGGCGCGGCGTTCCACCGGGTAGGGCTTGTGTTCGTTGATGTAGGCGACGACCTCGGACTCGAAGCGTGTGCCTGACCGTTTGTTCGCAGAGGATGTCATAAGTCAACACCGCCTCCTGATGTCAGACGCCTTGGTGATCCCCTCTCTCCGGTGATGCCCTGGTCTGCTGCCAGTCGGAGATACCGGTGGATCGTTGAACGGGTCTTACCCAACTCCTTGGCGATCTGGATTGCCGATTTGGTGCGGCGCATCTCGACCACCCTGTGCAGCATCTCGGGCGGTATTCGCGTGCCTGTTCGCAGGGCATCCCAGCCCGGAGTCAGATGTGATTTGAACGGCTTGTGCCCCGCCAGTTCCCCAACCCTGTCGCGGATCTTCATGGCGACCTCTAGGAACGACATGCTGTCGTTGATCCAAGGTATGTATTTGTCTGTCATCGCTTTCAGTTCGCTGCGGGCGTTGCGAGCATCGTTCACTTCGCGGCACAGTTCGCACACAAAGCAGCCCTCTAGGAACACGGTGATTTCTACAACCTCGTCTGACATCGGTTGGTCGCCGGACTCTTTGCCATTTGCACCAGCCACGCCGTAGCGATGTATCGCGTTGTAAATCGCGTGTTCGTGGACGAGAATCCCACCGCTCATCAGAACGGTTCTTCTTCATCGAGGGTCAAAGTCTCAACCTCATGCTTTGCCTCGCGGATTCGCTCCCGATCCGACATGCCCTGACTGTCACCATCAGCGGGGAACCGGGAGACAGGCTTGGACACAGAATCAGCGGTGATCTTGAACTTGCGCCTGGTTTCCCCCGCGTCGTTCTCCCACTCGTCCTCCTGCAACCGGCCGGCAAAGTGGATGTATTCGCCCTTGTGGAGTTCTTCTGCGACGTTCTCAGCGAGGTCACCCCACGTTTCAACGTCGATCCACAGGGTTGTCTTCTCCCCTTCACGGGGAGTCCGGTTCGTGGCGGCAACCCTCAACCCCACCACCGACCGGCCCGTTTTGGTTGACCTCAACACCGGGTCTTGACCCAGCCGGCCCTCGCCCTGGACTCTAATCATTCTCAGTCTCCTTCTCATCCAAGCTCATGCTGATTGCTTCGATCTCGGCGTGCGTCTGGATGTCAGATGCCTTGACGATCTCCCGACCCAATACTCCGGTGGCGACAAGCCTCAACCCAAGGGGACTGATGTCCATTTTCTGAGCGCGTGCGGCGAGTTTCTTCAACTCGTCGCGCACACCTTTCTCGGGAGTGGCGGCGGGACCAGAGGCTTTGTCCGAGTTCAGGGCCTCGGCTGGGGCAGAGGGTTTACCCCGCTCCGGCCCCGCCACCGTGTCATCGAAAGTGGATTCGAGGGATTCGTCACTAGCAAGATACAACGCCACACCGAACGCCTGTAGACCTTTCTTCAACGCGTCGGACACCGCCCCCTTGTATTCGTGTCCGAGGTCGAGGATGTCACCAGCGCGGGTGTGTTTGATTTGCTGGCCGCCGAACCCGTCGCGTGTCGAGCATTCTTCCCCGTCGGTTACGGTGACCCGGACATGGGCGATGATCCAGTCGCCGTCCCGATAAGTGGACATCACCTGATACGACCAGTCGAGGCCCAAGACCTCGTTCGTCCTGGCGATCACCGACGAAACAGGAATGTAAGTGAGTTTCGCGCCGCCTTTACTCAGGCTGGATTCGATCTTCTTCGGGAACTTTGCCGCCAGTTGCGCTAAAATATCCTTCTTCTCAGGCTTCTTCTCAGGCTTCTTCTCGGGCACAATCTCTCCTATTCTGAGTCGTCAAGTAGTCTTTTAGCGAGTTGTTGAGCGGATTCCTTGTCTGGTTTCCACGCCACAAGAACGTGGTCTGACCACACTCCCCAAACATTTCTGCTCAGGCCGGCACCCAAGTAAACGGTTTGCTTTTTGACTTCCAACACGCTCATTTCACACGATCTTTCTGCCAGTGAATCTTCGTGTCACAGAGGTTGCAGCGACCGTCGTACTGTTTGGCTGCTAGCGCACCCATGAAATGCCGCACACATTTCGGGCATTTCCACCATGCGTTCTTCGGCCAAGTCTGCGTGGTCACGCCGCCTCCGGGTCGTCAACCGGAGGGTTCCAAGTGTCACGGATGTTCGCAGAAGCGACCTCGACGGGCACAGCCTCAGTCGGCAGGGACCGGCAGTCCATGTTGAAGGAACAGAACCGGCAGTTCCACGGCTGTTCCTTCGATGACCCCTGGTAGGTGGGCACCGTATCGACGTAGCCGTGCCCCGGGATGTGCCGTTCAGGGATCTGGCCGGCCTGCACCTGTCCCCAAATGCCTTGCATCCGGTCAAGTTCCGCGATCACCAGTTCGTGAAGGGTGCGGTCGTAGGGTTCCACGACCTCATCCATGCCGACGTCATTTCGGGTCGGATGCCGTCACGGTACGACGCATCCTTACTGATGTAGACGAGGTGTACGCCGTCGGCGTGCAACCCGTAGGCGTAGATCCCCGACTGGAGCAGGTGTTCGATCTTCGGGCCGGGAGCCTCGGTCTTCCCGCCCTTCATCGCCAGTTTGAACGGGTAGGCGGTCATCGTCTTGATCTCAACGACGACACGCTTGTCGCCTTCGATCATCAAACCGTCAGCGTGGCCGGACAGGTCGTAACCCAACGGCCGCAGGTCGCATACGACCTCCGACTCGAACTCAGGCCACAAGCTGTGAAGCCCCGACTGGACCCGTTCGTGCATGGCCCGCCCGAGGTGGAAGGCGATCAGAGTCTCGTAGGGCAGAGCTTCGCATTCGGATACCCGGGCTACCTCGAACCCGATGCGACGAGCGCAGTTCCAAGCCGATGAGCCGCGCAGAGGCGTCCCGCAGGCTGTTGGTCGGCGGCCCTCCTGTTCCCGTTCAGTTCTCAGGAACAGGTCGAGCGTCGCCTGGATAATACCTTGACCGGTGGATGGCTCTGGCACAGAGTCCCCCTCTTGTTGTGGCAGTCATGCTGCTATCAGCTACAAGAATAGGGGGTAGGTGTGACAGGAGTCAAGTATGGGGATGGAGGGTAGGCGGCCCCATGTGCTAAAGCCGACCAGCCTTGCCTAACTGGACCTACCCCCCACCCTTGCGTCAGTCTGCGAGTGAGGCGCTCGACTTGTTGCCCGTGCGCTTCGCCAGCATCGCCTTCAAGGCGCTCAACACCGCAGCACCAGCCGCGATTGACGCGCTCTTAGCACTCGACAGGTCTGTGAGAACGAACACCGCCAAGAAGCTTTGCAGGGCCGTGGCGAGCAATCTCTCGATCATGTCCCGTGTGAAAGTCATCTCTACCATTTCTCCTTCTTCCGATCCAAAACGTGAATCGGAGCTTGAATACTCACCCCGTACTTCGGGGTCACAACCATGAATGCCTGCTGCGGAACCTCCGCAGCAAATCCTTGTATCGCCGCGTAACTATCGAATCCTTTCAGGCTTCCGTTCACCACCAGCCCGGCGCTGGCGGCCATTACCAGTTGATGCCAATGGCCCATGATGAGAAGATCGTGAGGCTTGTTCACCTGTAGACGGTATTGAAGCCGTTTGATCGGCGGCCAGATCCCACCAACGCCGCTGCCTCCTGTTACTGAGTCACCGTGCGTGAGCAGTATCCGGGTCGAATAGACGTTGAACAGACAGTCGTGCGACTCCGGCACCTGCCAGGTCACATTGTCGGCGGTGACGATCTGCTGCGCCGAGTGTACCAGCAGCCAATCCCACGAATCGCGTGCCCGACCCGCCGTCCTGGGTTTGAATGACAATCGGCCATGATTCCCCACGACGCTCACGACATGAACTTTCAGGAAATGTTCGGCCAGGAAGTCAATGCACCCAGCCACCTGCGCGGACCAATGGGCGACCGTCACAGGCGCGTAGGGTGTCTCGTTGGTTTGGGCGAGGTCATGAATGGTGCCGGACACCAGATCGCCGCCGAGTACGAGCACCAACCCCTCGATGTCCACGCCGGCCACATAGTCCCGGGACAACTCAACGACCTTCTCCGCGAATCGCCGCAACCTGAGTTCAGCTATCCGACGGTCATACTTGTTCAACCCGTTTTCCTCGAAGACTATGACCTCATCGAAATGGCAATCAGACAGCATGGCGACAACCGTCGCCGCCGACCGTTTCGTCTGCTTCGGCATCAACCACTTCGGAGGCTGCCGGCCGACCGCCAACTCGTAGGTGTCCACCCGGACAGTCAGATCGTCACGCTCCGATGTGAGCGTCTTGATCTGTTCACGGGCGACAGCAAGTTCAGCTTTCGCTTTCACAGCCTGGTTTTCCAGCCGGGCCATGCGCTCAGTCAGGGCAGAGAGTTCAATGAACTCATCTAAGGATTCAACCAACTGCCAACTGCTTGCGTGCGTCCACTAGGGGTATACATTTCCCCGGCGTCGCGTCGGGAAAGCCTCGCGTCTGCAACCAGTCGGAAATCACTTTCGACCCCGCGGTGCCTGCCATGATTTCATCCACGATTTCCTGGGGAAGCCCGTCACTCCATCGGCTATTACTAGCGTTGGGCCTCGTCGCCGCGAACTCTGCGAGGCTTAGGGAACCGTTAGAAGACGACATAAAAGGACGCCTTCCCAAAACGACCCGTCGTCCGAGTACCGGATGGGGGACATTTCGATGTCCTCAACAGTGACGGTTTCACTCCGGTCCCCTTCCTCGAAGGTGACGGCCTGTGCCTCGGTGACCAGGCTCCGAAGGTGCAGGTATTCTACCTGTGAATCG